CATTGTTCGAACCCCACTAAACTCCCAGCGTGGACTGAAAAACAAGGTTTAATCAGGCGCCCAAGCACAAGGCAACCCCCTCCCCTTTTGGGGCTTTGAACCGAGTTCCGGCGCAGTTTGAACCGTGGTTCAAACCCGTTGTAGCATGGGCTGACCGAGTTGAAGCAATGGCGGAGATCACGAAAAGCGAACTAGCGAGGCTTTTAGATGTGAGTCCTTCTGCGGTTGGGAAGGCCATCCGTAGCGGCCGGATTGCTGAGGCGGTTGTGACGAAGGCAAATGGCCGGCAGATGATTAACAAAGAACTGGCATTAACTTTATGGGCAAGGAACACCTTACAAAAGCCGCCATCGGCTGACGGGACCTCACGCCAACCGGCGGCGGTGGCAATGGCTCAACCGGCGGCACCGGCAGCAGTGAGCCCAGAGCAACTGCAAGCGTATATCAAGTCTTTACCAGAGGACCATATCCCAGCCCTAAACGACAGCCGTGCAAGGCGAGAGCACTACCAAGCGGAGAAAGCAAGGCTTGAGGCGTTGCATGGACGGGGCGAGCTGGTGCCAACGGATGACGTAAGGAGGGAGGCTTCCCGGCTGGCCCGGCAGGTACGTGACCGGTTGTTGATCATTCCGTCAAGGACTGCGGCGATGCTGGCGACGATGCAGGATCAGGAGGAGGTGCGCCAGTTGGTGCAAGGTGAGATTGAGATGGCATTGAAGGGATTGGCTGATGCCTGACGGAGCACAGCTGTATCGGGAGGCGTTCATCGAAGCGCTTCAGCCGCCCGTTGACCTGACGGTGAGTCAGTTTGCGGACGCTGAGCGGATTCTGACGCGGCGGTCGTGCTCAGAACCTGGGCCATGGCGAACAGATCGGGTTCCGTTCTTGCGGGAGCCCATGGACCTATTGAGCCCACGGGAAAAGCGTATCAGAAGGGTGGTGCTGATCTTTGGGAGCCAGTCGGGAGCGAAGACAGAGTGTGGACTGAACTGGACAGCGCGAAGCATTGCAATGGACCCGGCGCCGATGTTGATCATGTTTCCAACGGAGTCGTTTGCTAAGAGGCAGTATCAACAAAGGCTAAGGCCATTGTTTGAGGATACGCCAGCGGTTGCAGCAAAAGCACTAAGCAATAAGTCTAGAGATTCAGCTAATGCGATGTTTCTAAAAGAGTTTCAAGGGGATATGTTGATTTCAATTGTTGGCAGCAATAGCGGAAGTGCAGCGCAAGGGATGCCAGCACAGTATTTCTGGGCAGATGAGGTTAGCTCTTTCCCAATGGAGATGGACGATAAGGGTGATCCATTAGAAAACGCGGAAGCACGCCAGACTAACTTTCCAGACCGGAAGACCCTGTTAACCAGTACACCGGGAACCCGTGGCGCTTGTCGTATCACATGGGAGTATGAGGAGCGATCTGATCGCCGAAGGTATGCGGCGCTGATGCCGTGCTGCGCAGAGCGCGAGTTTCTGGAGTGGAAAGACTTTGTTTGGAATACTTCCGATTCAGAGGTTTTGTGCAAATGCCCAGCGTGCAACGAGCTGGTGGCGCAACACCACAAGGGCACCATGCTTGGCGGCGGGCGATGGATGGCGACGGCAAAAGGCGATGGGGAGACGGCAGGATTCCACCTGCCGGGGTGGTATGCGCCCTATGGATGGCTTAGCTGGGAAAAGATCCGGGATGAATTCCTGCGGGCCAAGAGTGACGTCAACCTGCTCAAGGGATGGAAGAACAAGCGAGCGGCCGAGGCATGGGAGGACGAAGCGCTGGCGAAGGTAAGCGCTGACGGCTTGATTGTGCGTGCGGGTGAGTATCGAGCGGGAACGTGCCCGGCGGGTGTGTTGGTGCTGCTGATGAGTGTCGACGTGCAGGATACCTGGCTGGAGGTGGTGGTAAAGGGGTTCGGACGAGGTGATGAGAGCTGGCGAGTGTGGCATCAGAAGATCGAGGGAGACCCTGCGCAGAGCGACGTATGGGACCAGATGTTGACGGTCTTGCGGACGGAGTTTCCGCGGGAAGGAGGCGGAACGATGCGGGTGCGGTTCTGTGCAGTGGACACGGCAGGGCATTACACGGCGGAGGCGTACAACTGGGCAAGGGAGAACACGAAGGAGGGCGTGGTAGCGATCAAGGGTGCGAACAAGCGGGACGCGCCTGCGTTAAGCAAGGGCAGCAAGATCGACGTGACATTCAGGGGCCGGACGATCAGCAACGGGCTGACGCTTTACATGGTGGGCGGCCATGGGTTAAAGCGAACGGTCTATAGCAGGTTGAAGATTGAGCAGCCAGGGCCCGGCTATGTGCATTTTGATGACGAGACGACAGAGGAGTACCTGGCAGGCTTGACGGCTGAGCGGTTGCAACCGCGTTACGTGAAAGGCTTTCAGGTGTTGGAGTGGCATTGCCCATCAGGTGCGCGGAATGAACCACTAGACTGCGAGGTCTACTGCCTGGCAATGCTGGAGCTGCTAAAGCGCCGCTACAACCGTGCGACGATGTGGGACCAACTGGAGCGGCTGGCGGAGGCCGCGGCGAAGGGGGTACCACAGCGACCACCACAGCGGCGCACCAGTCAGTACTGGTAGACTTGAAGCATGAGCTACTCAGCGGACCAACTGGCGAATCTGCGCTCGGCCATTGCCGAAGGCGTCCTTAAGGTCAGGTTTTCGGACGGCCGAGAAATGACCTACCGCAGCTTGGCGGAGATGCTGGAGACCGAACGAAGGATGGCCGCCGAGGTTGAGACGGCGCAGGTAAAGCCGGTTCGCCGGATTTATCAGACTTTTCAGAGAGCGTAAGCCATGGGAAAACGCGCAAAGTTTGGCGAGGGCAATAGGGCGGCGCTTGAAAGGCAAGTAACTATCCTGCAATCAGAGCTGTATAATGCCAACCTTCGCGCTTATGAAGCCGGCAAGCAATCTCGTCGCACAGACGGATGGTATGAGCAAAGCCGAGGGCCAAACGCTGATCTGCGGCAAGTGCTGCAGCGAATTGTTTCAAGGCATCAGGACCAAGTCGATTCCGACTCCTGGGCAAACAAAGCCATTGCTGTAATCGTAAACAATTGGATTGGCGAAGGAATTATAGGAGAACCAGTCAACAAAAATAAGAAGTATTCTCAATTATGGAATGATTGGGCAGATTCCACAGCCTGCGACTTCTACGGGAAGCTCAACTTCTACGGACTTCAAGCACTAGTAGCTCGAACCATTGCAGTCCGCGGCAGTTGCCTTGTTAGGAGGCGAATTGATGAGCGGCTAATTTTGCAAGGCTTGCCACCGCTAACCCTGCAGGTGCTAGAGCCGGACTGGCTTGATATGTCAAAAGACAATGGATCTTCAATTGTATTTGGCAAAGAATACGACGACGAAGGACGGCTGACCGGCTACTGGATTAGGAAGAACCACCCTGGCGAAAGCGACTGGCGCCAATCGCGGCTAGGGTCCGATCTAGTCGAGGCATCAGAGATATGCCACGTTTACGACGTGCGCCGCCCTGGGCAGTCAACCGGCGTCCCCTGGGGGGCAGCATCTCTGCTGACCCTCCGGGACATCGGCGACCATGCTCAGGCCCGCCTGACACTTGACAAGGTGGCAGCGTGCTTCACCGCGTTTATCACTGATTCCAATCCAGACGACGCACCAGTAAACCCACTGAATCCGGACAATTCAATCCCAACCCTGTTCGAGAAGCTGGAACCCGGCGCCATTGAAGTACTGCCTCCAGGAAAGGAGATCAGATTCAGCAACCCGCCTAGTCCGGGCAGCTTTATTGAAATGCAGCGCCATCACTTGCATTCGGTAGCGGCCGGCTATGGGATCACCTTTGAGGCACTGACCGGTATTCTGTCTGATGTCAACTTCTCCAGCGGCCGAATGGGATGGCTGGAGTTCCACCGGAACGTGGGCCACTGGCGCTGGAACATTGCAATCCCTCAGTTCCTGGATCCCGTTTCGCGGTGGTTTGCGACAGCCGTTCAGCAGGCCGGCATGGCCAACAGGGTCAACAGCAAGATGCTTTGGACGCCTCCACGCCGGGAGATGATCAACCCTGCCGAGGAGATTCCAGCATTGGTGGCGGCGATCCGCGCCGGCCTTACAAGCCTCTCCGAGGTTCAGCGCTCCCTCGGATCCGTGCCCGCACAGGTGCTAGACGAATTGGAGAAAGACCTGAAGAGCGCCCGCGAGAAGGGCCTCGCTCTGTCTGTTGACGCTAAGTTAGTCTCTGATTCTGGTGTCACCCAGGCCCGCCCGCCCGGCTCTGGCATCCCAGAGCCGGGGGCGACCATTCCACCGTTGCTAGCATAGGG